ACGGACATGTCTTTCTTGTCGATTGAGCGCACCCTGAGCCTGCAAGCGATGGAGCAAAAGCTCCAAGCCGCAATGGCAACGGTGGCGAACGAGATCGACCGTCAGGGCTTGTTGATGGCGTATCAAAACACCTTCAACGTCACCAACCCAACGGGCGCTCTGCCGACCACCACGCAAACGGCTGTGAACATCTTCACCGATGCAAACCGCCGCCTTGACGAGATGGCCGCACCGCGTGACAAGCAGCGCCAGATGGTGGCAGGCCCCGGCCTGAACGCCGGCTTGGTCTCTGGTTTGTCGGGCTTGTTCAACGCCCAACCGAAGCTGGAGAAGCAGTACGGTACGGGCCTTGTGGTTGACTCGCTGGGCATGAACTTCGCAATGGATCAAAACATTGCGACCCACACCAACGGCGCAGCCACTGCAACCAACATCAACGGCGCGGGCCAAACCGGCTCGACCATCACCGTTGCTGCTGTTGCTGGCGGCACGTTGACCCGTGGCACGGTCATCACCCTGCCTGGCGTGTTTGCGGTGAACCCGCAATCGCGTCAATCCACTGGCGTGCTGGCTCAGTTCGTGGTGACTGCTGATGTGGTGGCTACCGCTACCTCGATCCCAATCAGCCCCGCCATCGTGACGACTGGCGCATTCCAGAACGTGACCGCATCGCCGACCACTGGTCAGCCTTACGTCATCGTGGGCGCTGCCTCGACCGCTTACCAGCAAAACTTGGCATTCCACAAGGATGCCTTCACGCTGGCTTGCGTTCCTTTGTGGGCTCCCCCAAGCGGCAAGGGCGTGATTGATAGCTCGACTGCCTCTTACAAGGGCATGAACCTGCGCGTCATCCAGTTCTATGACGGCGTGCAGGACAACTCGATCTTCCGCTTCGACGTGTTGTTCGGATGGGCAGCTACCTATCCGGAGCTGGCTAACCGCATCTACAGCGTCTAACGCAAGCCCTACAGGGTGAACCAAAGGGGGCTTCGGCCCCCTTCCTTTTTTCAGGGCACGACATGACAACAGCGCTTGAAATGATTAGCTCGGCCATGAGGCTGGCAAACATCCTCGGTGAAGGCCAACAGCCATCAGGGGATCAATCGAGCCAAGCCCTTGCCGTGCTCAATGAGATGCTGGATTCGTGGGGCATTGATAGCCTCATGCTCTACCGTACTCCAAGCACTCAGGTGACGCTGACACCCGGGCAGGCCACTTACACGATTGGCACTGGCGGCCAGTTGAACGTAGAGCGCCCCGCCGAAATCAGCAGCATGTACGTTGATTACCAAGGCATCTCGTTTCCGATGTACGAGGTGAACCAGGACGAATACAACCTCATCACGCTCAAGACGCTGAACCAGACCTTTCCCCGGTTCTTTCTCTACGTGAACGACTACCCTTTTGGCCGGCTCACTGTGTGGCCGACGCCAATGAACGCCAATGCGCTGACGTTCAGCGCTGACCGTGTTCTGAGCAACATCCCAACGGTGGGCACAACGCTTGTCCTGCCTCCCGGCTACGCCAAAGCCGTGCGATACAACTTGGCGATGGAGCTTTGCCCCGAGTACGGCAAGGAGCCTTCTCCCTCCTTGGCGCGGACGGCAAAGGAGTCAAAAGCCGATATCAAGCGCGCCAATCATGTACCTGTCGTCTCCGAGTTTGACCCCGCGCTAACGGGCACGGCGGGCGGCTTGGCTGGCTTTCTGAGCGGGTATTGAGCATGCTGCCTTTCGTTGGGCCTAGCTACGAACTTCTGAACAGGAAGGCCAGCGCACAGCGCTCGGTGAACCTGTACTTGGTCGGCATGGAGACACCATCCAAAGTGTCTTTCATCATGCAGGCCGTCGATGGCTTGTCCCCGTTTGCATCGCTAGGCGCCGAGATTCGCGGCTCACTTGAAGCAAATGGCCGCACCTTTGTGGTGGCGGGCTCTGTGCTTTATGAGTTGTTCGCTGATGCGAGCAGCGTAAGCCGTGGCGCATTGCTGACCAGCTCCGGGCCAGTCGAAATGGCTTGGGGTACGACTGAGCTTGTATTGGTTGACGGTGTAAACGGCTATGTGCTGAACCTGAACACCAATGCCTTTGGGCAGATCACATCTCCGGCGTGGCTGGGGTCTAACCGGGTGGCTTACCTTGATGGCTATTTCATCTTTGTAGACCCGGGCACACAGAAGTTTTATTGCTCGGCCATTGACGACGCCTCAAGCCTTGATGCCCTTGACTTCGCAAGCGCTGAAAGCACGCCGGACAACATCAATTCACACCTTGTAGACCATCGGGAAATCTGGCTACTTGGCGACCTAACAACCGAAGTCTGGTTCAACGCTGGCGGCTCTGACTTCCCATTCGCTCGCAATCAGGGCGCAATCATTGAAGTTGGGTGTGTTGCCACCTTCTCAGCGCAAAAGATCGACAACGGCCTGATGTGGGTGGGCCGGGATAAGAACGGCTCGGGGATCGTCTACCGCTCCAACGGCTACCAAGCCCAGCGAGTGAGCACGATTGCCGTGGAAGAGGCTTTGCAGGCATCCAGTGACCTCTCCCAAGCCGTGGCCTATGTCTACCAGCAAGACGGGCAAACGTTCTACACGGTGAATGCCCCGGGCGTTCCATCATCTTGGGTGTTTGAGGTGTCTACGGGGGCATGGCATGAGCGCTGCGACCTTGATGCAAATGGCGACTTCATGCAATGGCGAGTGACGAATCATGTCTATTCGCTTGGCATGCATTTGATGGGTGACGCGCTCGGCAACCTTTACAAGCTGGACAGGACGAAAAGCACCTTCAACGGCTCGCGCAGGAAATGCACCCGCATCAGCCCCCACAACGCCGCACCATCGCTTGACCGGCTCCAGTTCAGCGAGTTTGCGCTCGATTGTTCAACGGGGCTTGCAGGCCAAGGTATCGCCCCAGTTGCCGAGCTTTCTTGGAGCGACGACGGCGGCATGACGTTTGGGAACCCTGTGCAGCGCTCAATCGGGCGTGTTGGGCAGTACCTGGCCCGGGTGAACTGGAACCGCCTCGGCACGGCTCGGGATCGTGTGTGGCGGCTGGATTTCAGCGATGACGCGCCTTTCTCGATCATCAACGGGGTGGCGCGGTGAGCCTCCCGCAGTACAGCGCACCCAATGCGCCATTTGTCGGGCCTGATGGTCGCTTGACCTACGCCGGAAACGCATTCCTTCGCCAAGTCTGGGAGCGCTTAGGCGGCGCTGATTCGTGGAGCGTCAGCGACTTGATGAACGCCCCGGCGCAATCAAGCGCTGCGCTGGATGTGCTGGCATCGGACGTTGAAGCGGTAAAGGTTTCGACGCAGATTGCAGAGCTTCAAGCCTTGGTGGCCGAGCTTTCAAAGACTGACATTGAGTCGCAGATTGCGCAACTTAGAGAGCAGGTGGCCTATATGGGCATGAGGCGCAAACGGGTCATCTCGGGGTCTATCGCCATCACCCCCGGCAATTCCACAGCAACTTTCACGATCAGCCCGGCCCTGTCTTCGCTTGACATGGCAGACCTTCGTTTCTTGGGGTTTAACCACGGCTCCGACGCCAACGGGTCAACGGCTGAAACCGCGATTGAACTGACCAACACCACGACCGTGACAGCGCGGCGCACCACGACCGCCAATACATCAACGGCCTACTTTCAGATCACGGAGTACACCCAATGACAGTCACCGCAAAGTGCCTGCTTGAATCAACCCAGCTTGCAGCATCGCAGACCACGCTTTACACAGCAAATGGACTGCGGGCAATTCTGGACAAGGTCAGCGCAACCAATGTGAGCGGCTCCGCTGCCACGGTGACGGTGAACCTAGTCCCGTTGGGCGGCACGGCTGGAGGTACGAACACCATCGTCAGCGCCAAGAGCCTGCAAGCCGGCGAGTCTTACGGCTTCCCTGAGCTGGTGGGCCATGTGCTCAATCAAGGCGGGTTCATCTCGGTCATTGCGGGCACTGCGGCGGCCATCAACCTGCGGATCAGTGGGCGCGAGGTGACGCAGTGAGCAACGCGGTAGAGCTAACCGGCGAGGCCCCAACGGCTGAGCAGATTCGGCGATTCGAGTCGGCCATGCTTGAAATGCCGCAAGTCGAAATCCCCTTAGAGCACACATTCGCTCCGGGCCTGTACGTTCGGACGATCACAGTGCCAGCCGGCGCGACTTTGGTTGGCAAGGTGCATGCCACTGACCATATCTTCATCATCAGCAAAGGCGATATGACGCTGGTATCTGAAGAAGGGCGCAGGCGCGTTCAGGCTCCGTTTCAGTGCATCGCAAAAGCCGGCATGAAGCGGGTTGGCTTTGCTCATGAGGAAACGGTTTGCACGAATGTTCACATTACATCTGAAACCGATCTGGCGCGGCTAGAAGCGGAATTGATCGTGCCTGAATCACTCCCAGCGCCAGCAGAAATGAAAGAGGTGGAATCATGTCTTGGGTAGCAGCAGCAGTGGTTGGTGGCGCGGTAATCGGCGCTAACGCATCAAGCAAAGCCAACAAAGCGCAAGGCGCGGCGGTTGACAAGTCGAACGCTCTACAAAAGGAGATGTACGACCAAACCAGGGCAGACCAAACCCCGTATCGAGAGGCGGGCTACAGCGCACTGGCGCAAATTCAGAACCTTTTGAAAAGCCCCGGAAGCATCACGCAAGACCCGGGCTATCAGTTCGGGATGGATCAGGGCACGCGGGCTCTTAACTCCGGCGCTGCGGCTCGGGGCATGACCTACAGCGGCGCGGCAGGCAAAGCCCTTGCGAGGTACGGCCAAGACTACGCAGGCACCAAGCTAGATCAGTCTTACAACCGGCTAGCTGGCATTGCTGGGCTGGGGCAGGTTGGCGCAAACGGGCAAAACAATCAGAACTATGGCAACAACGTTGGCAACAACATGATCGGGCTTGGTAACGCCCAAGGAGCGTCAGCCTTGCGCAGCGGTTCAATCTACAGCAACTCACTGAACCAGCTTGGGGCATGGGGTGCGCAGCGATGGGGCGGCGGAAATACGTTCAACGTGGATTCAAGCGGCGGCTACACCTACAAAGACCCAGGTTCTGTCGGGCCGTTCAAGCCTTAAGGAGCAGCAATGCCAGTTGACGCATCAATCTACAGCATCGGCGCAGAGCGCCCAAAGTCGATGCTTGAATATCAAGCTGAATTTGAAGACCGCGACACGCGCCGGCAGAGCAATAACCTGCTCATGCAAGGCCAGCGGCAGAAGTTGGACGAGTACGGGCGGGCGATTCGGTCTCAGGAGTCGATGCGCAACCGCCTGCAATCGCTCGCGCCTGACGCAAGCGACGATGACAGGGCAAACGCGCTCTACGCAGAAGGCACGCCGGAGGCCATCGCTATGGCTGAGAAACTCCGCAAGGCGGCAGACGACTCGCGCAAAACCAAGTCGTCCACGCTAAAGGATGACGTTGATTCTGAAAATAAGGTCGTGGCCGCTTACCGCGACATGATCGGCATGGTCAGCGATCCGCAAGCAGCCGCGCAATTGGTGACGGTGATGCACTCAGACCCACGCTTGAAGAACACGCCAATGGCCCGCGTTCCTCTTGAGCAGGGCTTGGCGCAGATCGGCCAAGACCCACAAGCATTCGCAGCGTGGAAGCAGCAATTCGGCCTAGGCGCGACAAAGTACATCGAGCAGAATAAGCCGCAGTACATCACGCAGAACCTTGGCGGGACTAGCCAGATCACGGCGCTGCCTGGGCTTGGTGGCCCGGGTACGGTGGCGAGTTCTTCGCCTATCACGCAGAGCCCGGACAACATTGCAACAGTGGGCGCAACGATTCGCGGACAAGACCTCATCAACGCACGCGCACGCGAGCAAGCCGCCGACGCACGCACCCAAGCGGCTGGGCAGGTGACCTACCAAACAGACGGCGAAGGCAACCTAGTTGCGCTGCCAACTCGCGCAGCCGCTGGAACGGTGATTCGTGCACAACCTGTCGTCGGCTCCAACGGCATGATGCCAATTCCCGGCAAAGACGGCGGTTTGACTGAGGGCCAATCAAAAGCGCTTTCGTTCGGCGCACGCATGAAGCAGAACCGCGCAGTTATCGAAGAGCTAGAAAAGGGCGGCACCTTCAACCGAGGCGGCATCAAGGCCACGGCTGAGACCATCGGGCGAGTTGCCGGGCTAGGTACAGACACCTTTGGCGGCACTTTGGCAGAGATTGGCGGCACGGCTACCAACTGGACGCAGAGCGAAGCGCAGCAGCGATACGAAACCGCTAAACGAAACTGGATTGCGGCCAATCTTCGCAAGGAGTCCGGGGCAGTCATCGGGACTGATGAATACCGGCAAGCAGACAGCCAGTATTTCCCGCAGCCTGGCGACGACGCCAAGACCAAAGCCGACAAAGCACGGCTTCGCGCCACAGCGGAAAAAACGATGCTTGAAGAGGTGCCAAGGGGCAAGCGACCGACCGCAGGGGCCGCGCCTAGTGCTGCGCCAGCAGCGCCAAGCGTCGTCATGAAGTTTGATGCTCAAGGGAACTTGTTGCCATGACGATCACGGCAGAACTCCATGATGGCACGCGGCTTGAATTTCCTGAGGGCACAGACCCGGCAGTGATTCAACGAACTGTCCAAAACCTCATTGCGAAGAAGCCGCCAGCCGGCACAAACCCAACGCAACTCAAGGGCAGCAGTGCGGGCGGCATTTTCATGGGGCTGCGAGACCCCATTGATGCCGGCGCGCAAATGCTGGTGCGTGCTCTGCCTGAGGGATTGGTCAGGGCCGGCAACCGACTGAACAACAAGCTGGCAGATGCTGGCGTTCCTGGCATCTCTCGCCTTGAAGGCCCGGACGAGGCCAATCTCTCCGGATTAATCACCGGCAAGCAGGCCACGGCGGCGACTCCTTTAGATCGCATGGTTCGCACGGCAAACGCTGAGTACGACGCTTCGCGGCAGTTGGCCGGGCGTGACGGTATCGACTTGGCCCGCATTGGCGGCAACATCGCAAACCCGGTTAACAGGCTGATTCCAATGACCGGGGCAGCGTCGACCGCTGGCGTTGCTATGCGGGCCGGCGCACAAGGCGCAATTTCTGGTGCAGCGCAGCCGGTTTTGACCGATGGCGATTTTTTGAGCCAGAAAACGGGGCAAGTTGCCATCGGCGGCATTGCCGGCGCGGCTGGCGGCGCATTGGCCGACAAGCTCATTACGGGAGTTGGCAACAAGTTTGCCGCCATGAGGGCTAAGCCCGGGTTCCCGGCTGCTCTTGGTGGCACTCAAGCTGGCGTGCCGACTGAGGTTCAAGTTCAGCAGATGCTTGCCCAAGTCGCAAGAGAGGGCGGCTTTGATCTGAAGCAGATTCCGCAATCCATTCTTGATGATGTAAAGCGTCAAGTCACGCAAGCCATCAAAGGCGGGCAGACGCTGGACGCAAAGGCGCTAGGTCGCGCAACGCTTGGCAAATCCGTACTTGGCGACGACGCGGGCTTGTTGCTTGGTCAGGCAACCCGCGACCCGC